TCTAGAAAATCCAGAAAATCCAGAAAATCCAGAAAAATAAAAAAATGAAATCAAAATAAATATTTTTTATTTTCAATAAATAATATAGTTGAAAATGAAAGTCATGAATTTTGTTACCCTAATTAACCAAGCTTTTAGATTTGTAATTCAAACCAGTCAAGAATACAATATTGATGAATCTCATTCACTCAAACATAGTTTAGAAGTATTCAACTATGCAAACAATATTTATGAATGCGAAGTAGTCAAATTTCCTCAATTAGAAAACCATAGAGAAATTATTACTTTAGCTTCTATTGTTCACGATATGTGCGATAAAAAGTACATAGATGAAGATTATGGGGTTGCAAATATGAATAAATATATGAAAGATTACATAATGCCAGAAAAATTGGAAGTTGTTTCTAATATTATCAAAACAATGTCTTATTCAAAAGTAAAATTACATGGTTATCCAGATTTTGGCGATTATCAATTAGCTTATCATATTGTGAGAGAATCCGATCTTTTAGCAGCATATGACTTGGATAGGTGTATTATTTATAGAATGATGCATGATAAAGTCAATTATACGGATGCACTAGTTGAATCAAAAAATCTTTTTGAAAATAGAATATTAAATTACCGCAAAAATAAACTATTTGTAACTAGTTACTCAAAAAATAAATCGCTTTTGTTGCACAAAGAAGCAGTGAAAGATGTGGAAAAATTGGATTCATTGTTGAAAATAATAAAATAAAAATGAAATATAAATACACTGCAAAATAAATACAAAATATAAAACAATACTCTGAAAATGTCTATGTTAATGAAAACGAATTTTGCAACAGTAGCAGCCCTTTTACATGCAAAAAAAAAGATATATCCAAATAATTATTATTTATTGCGTTTTGACGGATGCAGTAAAGGAAATCCAGGTATGGCTGCTGCTGGTGCAGTTTTATATAAAAATGATATTGAAATATGGGCAACATCCAAATTTTTAGGATATGACAAAACAAACAATTATGCTGAATATATGGGATTGATTATGGGTTTGACTAAGGCGGTTGAGTTGAATATTCAAGAGTTGATAGTTGAAGGCGATTCTATGCTAGTGATAAAACAAATGAATGGTGAAAACAAAGTGAAATCAACAAATATTATTGAACTTTATAAAATTGCCATGGAACTCAAGCCTAAATTTTCAAATATTGTATTTTCGCACATTTACAGAGAATGCAATATAAGAGCAGATGAATTATGTAATGTAGAAATCCAAAGAATTATAGAAATGGATGAAAATATGTAAACAAATTTGTACTAATATTCCAACAATTGAATGTTCAATTTTTTTTGTGGTTTATATTTCAAAATATCTAGTTCCTTTTTTGAAGTTGGAAATTCTTTCTCTCCGTAAATATCTTGCAACATAAGCCATTCAAATAAACCTCCAGTATAAATATACACATTATAAAAACCCAATGATTGCAATTGCTGATATTTTTTATAAATTTTATCATCATTGCAATTTTTTCCATAAACAATAATTTTAATTTCTTTGTTTCCGTTTTGAATCAAATGATTCATAATTGCTGTTTCTTTTTCAGGAGTCACCGTATTTGGCAATAAGCAATCTTGGCATGATTCCTCCAAAGTGTTTATTAATATGTATTTATCTTTATTGCATAATGAATATTGTATGTCCTCAAAATTAATTTTATTCATTGAACTCGCGTTTCCCATATAAAAAAACAGTTTTTAAATATTTATTTTTGTTACTTAATAAAAATAAATACGTTTAAATCATTAATTGAATTGAACAACAATTTCAACGTCTTCTTTTTTAATACTTTTAGTTGCTGAAATAGATAACTCTTCTCTCTTCTTTCTTGTTTTACTATTGTCTAATTTCATTTCTTTTCTTTTAGAAGTACTATTGCGAGTGTTCATATCTTTTTCAATAATATCATAATTTTCCTCAATAAAATCAATTACTTTGTTCTCAATAGCCCATTTGAAAAAATTGAGTTGTCCAATCGTAGTTTCAATAAATTTATCTACTTTGTATGGAATACTTATTCGCTCCCATCTACAAAATGGATCAAATCTTCTTTTGCTATATGCTTTTAACTTTAGCTTATAATCAAAATATACTTTGAAACGCTTTAAATTACCAAAATCGTCTTCTATAGTGTACAAAGTATAAAATTTTTTGGCAAAATTTGTAGCAAACCAATCCACTATTCTTAATGATATTTTTGATTCACCTGTAATGATTTTTAGCATTTTATCTAGAAATTCCTCTTTTTTATAAAATTCCATTAAATTGACTAATAATAAATCATTTTGTGTAGTATATGTTGCTGAAGTATTTAAATTCATATTTATTATGTAATCTTTAAAAAATATTTAAGTCTTTTCCATCATAAATATTATTTATATAACAAATATATAATTGACTAGAAAATAATGAGTTTTATAGACATTGGAACATTGACAATTTGCGAAATTGTAGGAGATTTTGGATACCAGTATTTTGCAAATGGGGGTGGTATTGTACCTTTTACTGTTGGAACAACTGGATATATTGGAGTAGTATATTTTTTGATAAAATCATTGCAAGGATCTACAATTTTATTGGTAAATGGTGCTTGGGACGGTATAAGTGCCATAATAGAGTCCATCGCTGCTTTTATAATTTTGGGCGAACGTTTTGACAGTATTTATCAATACATTGGTTTATTATTTATTATAGTTGGATTGTTTTTTTTGAGAATACCTTTAAAAAGGAAAAAAGCGTTCAAATTTCCTTCCATTTTTGGATATCCAATTGAAAGTTAATTTTTTAATTTAATTTTCCACATGCTCAGTATTTTCAAAATTTTCTTTATAATTGGTAGACATAGGTTTCATAAATTGGTCATGAACAGATAAATCTTGAACGTAACTATTATTTGTCAAATAAGGATTCATATTTACTTGACACATCATCTGTCGCTCTGATAATTTTTTATCAGTGTCTTCCCGTTTACTATGTTGAACAAAATCTTTATCAAATAAATTATTATTTAATATTTCCCACGTGTTTTCATCATGATTTAATGATGTAGTATATGCGGTGTCTTCAACAATTTTGTTAAAATTGTCATCCATTGATTTAGTATTTATTCTTTTAGAACGATCATAATTTAATCCTTTACTCCATTTCCATTCTATGGGTTCACTCATAAAGTGTTATTTAATATCCATAATACTAAAATAAATAATTAATAACTTAATTGTTTATATTAATTTAAAAAAAAATAAATTATTATATAATAATAAATTTTTATTATGACAGTGATTAACGGAATTGAAGTAGATGACATTAATTTTAAAATAAATCAATTAAAATTGGCACTAAACAATAACAATCCTATTGAGGAAAAACTGCATGTTATTGTTGTGATATCCAACCCTTGTCTTTATGCTAGACGATATCAACTTTTCAATCAATTTGTAAATAGAATGGGTGAGGAAGACAATGTAGAATTATATGTTGTTGAATTGGCATACAATGATCAAAAATTCATTGTCACAAAATCAAATAATCCAAAACATCTTCAAATTAGAACAAAAACCCCGCTTTGGCATAAAGAAAATATGGTTAATTTAGGCGTCAAATATTTATTGCCTAAAAACTACAAGGCTTTTGCGTGGATAGATGCGGATATTGAATTTGATAGTAATACATGGGCATTAGACACGCTGAAAATTTTAAATGGTTATAAAGATGTTGTTCAATTGTTCAGTCATGCAGTAGACATGGATAAAGATGAAACCACTCTAAAAATGTTTAATAGCTTCGGATATAGTTATGCAAAAAATAAACAATATAGTAACAAAGGGTTTGATTACTGGCATCCAGGGTTCGCATGGGCTATGACTCGTAAAGCATACGAAAAAATTGGTAAACTTTATGATGCCGGTATTCTTGGATCGGGTGATAATATAATGGCATTCTCATTTATAAATAAAAGTAACCATTATGTCAATCATAAATACAGCGATGATTACAATAATAGCATGCTAAAATTTCAAGAGAAATCAAAATCATTGCGTCTAGGTTATGTTCCTGGAGTAATAAGACATTACTACCATGGTAAAAAGAAAAATAGAAATTACGTAGAAAGAACTGAAGTTTTAGCAAAATATCAATATTCTCCACTTCAGGATATTACCTACGATAAAGTTGGAATTATTATACCAACTAATCATTTTTCTGATGAATTCAAAGAAGATATAATGAATTATTTTTTGGAAAGAAAAGAAGATGAATAAGATTTTAATCATCATTTTCATCTATATTTTTCATGGTTTTTTGGTTATTGTGATTTTTATTTGATTTACTTTTTGGTAATGATTTTAATGTAGATATTCTTTTTTCAATGTTTTTTAATGTAAAATGTTTTGTAGTTCTTGTATAACTTAAAGCCGGAATTTCTTTAATTGTGCAATTTTCCTTATCATAAATTACGTCTTTAATACGTTGTAATTTTTTCCTATCTAGCGAATCCCTCAAAAATGAAATTAAAATTTCACATTCTGAATCATCTAATTCATGTTGAACTTTATAAATATTCATCACATATTCACTCAACTTTTTAACTTTTATTGTTTTATTTAATTTACACCAAGGCTCATTTTCATTGTTGTTTTTTTCATTTTCTAAAAATGTATCCAATTTTTGTATACTTTGTGATGCTTTAGATTCACCAAGAGGTACACCATTTATTAACATTGTTTTGTATTTAATGTTTTTTAATTCAATGCATTCTTCTTCAATAAGCGGTTGCGGTGCTACTTCTTTAATTTGTTTTTCTAATTCCATCTTTTATCTATATATTAAATATATAGATAAGTTTAACTCTTTTTCATTGAAATATATATTATTGTCTTTCTGTTTATATCAATTCAGTTGTAAATAATATAATTAAATAACCAATCATTGTATAAATATGGAAAACAATGAAAACAATGAAACCAGTGAAAACAGTGAAAACAATAAAAAAATACTAATTACTGGTACAAATAATAGATATTTAATAAAACGAGCAAATCGTGTTAAAAATCAAGTAAAAAAACGTGAAATAATGAATAAACATAAACTAGAAGAGTGTTTTTTGAATTGGGATTTACAATTACAATTAATAAAGGAAATACATTGTAGTATGAAGATGGAAGAAAATTGTAATGAAAAAACTATTCTGAAACAAGAAATAGAGAGAAAAATCAATAGCTATAAACAACAAGATTTGCTCAAAAAAAAGTTCAATGAAACATTGTTTATTCATATTGATACTATAATGAAAAAATTAATAGAATGCAACATGCAATGTTTCTATTGTAATTGTAAAGTCTTTGTTCTTTATGAAATTGTGAGAGAAATGACTCAATGGAGTATTGATCGCATAAATAATGATGAAGGACATAACAAAGACAATTTTGTCATTGCATGTCTCGGGTGCAATATAAAACGGCGCAATACAAATTCTAATAAATTTCTATTTACGAAACAATTAAATTTGATTAAAATGGATGAATAAAATTGATATAAACAATTATACTTATAATTATATATTAGTATAAAAATTTTGTTAATATGAACAATAGCGTATTGACATTTTTAAAAGATTTACATGATCTAGAAAATATACTAGAATCGCTCGTATTTGAAGATGAAATTATAGAGAATATTTTTGATGATGAAAATAATGCTTTGGAATTAATTGAATCAGCGTTATATTTAATGGAAGATTATGTGAATGAAAATCCGACAGCAATTAGCGAACCCGATTTTGAAGAAGAGTTTTTAGAAGACATTAAAGAATTGTTTTATATTCAGTTTGAAGAGGAAATATTAGAAAATACATGGGTGGAAGATGATTTGAATGAGGTATTAGAAGAAGCTTTCAAAATATTTATTGGAACTTTTTATCCGGAGCGATCATCCTTTTCTCAAATTTCTTCTTCTTCTTCGTTAGATGTGAGTTCTCAAGATTCTGAAAGAATAAAACAAATTTTAGATAAAATTGAACATATTAAACAAAAACCGCAACCTACACAGCGTACAGATGAGTGGTATAAATTTCGTCACAATTTAATTACTGCCAGCAATGCATATAAAGCATTTGAAAGTCAATCTACAATTAATCAATTGATCTACGAAAAATGTCAACCATTGAAAAATAGAGACGACGAAAAAAACACGACATCCATGGTGAATATTAATACTCCTTTTCATTGGGGACAAAAATATGAACCGCTATCTGTTATGTTGTATGAATATTTGTACAATACAAAAGTTGCTGATTTTGGTTGCATAAAACACGACAAATATCACTTTTTAGGAGCATCGCCCGATGGTATTAACATAGATGTAGAATCGGATCGTTTTGGAAAAATGTTGGAAATTAAAAATATTGTAAACCGTGAAATTAATGGAATACCCAAAAAAGAATACTGGATACAAATGCAATTACAAATGGAAGTATGTGATTTGGATGAATGCGATTTTTTGGAAACAAAATTTATTGAATATGATGTAGCCAGCGATTTTTTCAAAGAATTGGAAATGGAATTGGAACAATTGCATGTTCTTGACAAAAAGGGCGTGATTCTTTATTTTCACAATAATCTGGAATCAAAACCATTTTATCTATATAAACCACTGAATATAGTTGAAACAAGTCAAATATTACAATGGGAAGAAGACAATATTGAACTGTACCAGTCATCTCAACATAACATGGTATACATTAAATCAATTTACTGGAAATTAGAAAAATTAAGTTGTGTTTCTGTGAATCGTAATAAAAATTGGTTTCAAAATAATATTCAAGCATTAGAAAATGTCTGGAATATTATTGAAAAAGAGAGAATATCTGGATACGAACATCGCGCACCAAATAGGAAAGTCAAAAAGGAATGTTCTTTCAATAGCATTATTAATAATGTAAATGCAGAAAATAAATGTTTGATACAAATCAAATATTGAAGTTATATTCGGACTTTTTTGTAATTGTATGCATTTTCGTCGGTTTCGTCGGTTTCGTCGGTTTCGTCGGTTTTATTGGTTTCGTCGTTTTGAAGAGCAAGAGCAAGTTTTCTCTCTTTTTTTGCTTTTTTGTAGTCATCATGATCTGTAAAATCACGCATTATTTCTTTGTCCCCGTAGATCATTTTCCCTTTACCTTGTCTTTTTCCTTTGTAGAATTGTCCCTCGTAAATTTCGCCTTTATTATTTGTTTGTCTACCATAACCATGTCTTCTTCCATTTTTCCAGTTTCCTTGGTAATTAGTTTCATCTACATCTGTACCTACGTATTTACCTAGTCCATCTCTTTTATTATTATTAAAATTTCCTTCGTAGTAACTTCCATCTATATATGTTTTTTTTCCAAAACCATTTTCCATACTATTTTCAAAATTTCCCTCATATTTATCACCATTTGGAAATAAGATTTTAACTTGTCCACTTAAAAACCCTTTTACATATGAACCTTCAAAAATTGTTCCGTATTCATTAATTGTTACACCAGGGACAGGTTGTTCTGAATCAGTTATTCCATACAAAATTGTAGTCGGATAAAAATGTATCCATTTTTGCAAATGTTCCAAATCAAGTTCGCCATTTGTTGGATCTTTAATAATTAATGCGTGTAATTTCTCTTCTGGTAAATAGTTTAAAAGTTTAAACAGCATATTTCTTTTAGAGATATTCGGAATTTTAACGTGTGCGAATATTTCTTGAATATCTTCTTTTTTACCACCACCTTTCCTATGTTTATTATATTTACGTTGTTTTCTAGTGATTTGCTTTCTTTTTTTATTCCGTAAACTATGTTTTACCTTAGATCTACTATTTTTCATTTATTTTATTTATCTATATATTATATCAAATAAAATATTATAATTATAATTATTTAATAAAGAATATTTTGCATATCTGTTCTAAATGGTAATAAATTAATATTGGTATCAAAATAACCAACTCTCGTTCCACAATCTGGATTAAGAGGCGGCAATGGGTAAACATAATTGCTTTTTACTTGTTTTTCTTTATACAATGCTCCACACATACTAGCAGGCATACAAGTGCCTTCGTCGGGGTTATTTGAATATCTTATATTATTTGTTATTTGATCGTAAGACCCTAATTCAAAAATAGGATAATGCCACCATATATTAGCTGCGCCATTATTGGATATTCCCTTGCGTCCAGTAACTGGATACATATCTTCCACAAGAACATCTGTTTCTGGAAATGGATATTTTTTTTGATATCCTCCTAAACCTGAAATATTCATACTACTATTTAAATCAAAATTTTGATATTTTTCTAGTATTTTACCAGTTTTT